GTGGACATTGAGCAGTTGATGACAGACGAGAGCGGTAACACCACTCTTGTTGTGATTCCTGCCGGTTCTGTGATCAACACGATTATCTGGGATGGCGTTACTGAATGGACGCCTCCTGAGAACACAAGGGTTGAACCTGCATGACCATTTCACGCAATATATCCAAACTCGCACCCGGCGCTAGTACGGCTGGAGTATTAGCACCCACCAAAGGGGGCACAGGCCAGACCACACTAACCACAAACAATGTGATCCTGGGCAACGGCACAAGTGCTGTGCAATTTGTGGCCCCAGGCACAAGTGGCAGCGTGCTCACCAGCAACGGTGTCACCTGGATCAGCGTGTTCACAGGATGTCCATTAGTATTCAGTGACATCAGCAATCAAGCAGATGGTGTAAAAACTGTATTTCCATTACTCACAGATCAATCTGTTGTGACTGGCATAGTGGACAATAAGGATGTGCAGGTTGTTGTCAACGGAAGAATAATCATTCCATATGTTGCAGAAAGGCCATATCCCTGGATAAATATTGCCATTAGTAGAGGATTTGCTGTGGTTACCACAGGCACAACTGCAAATCAGTTGGTTATTTACAATGCGCCAGATGTTGGATCCCAGATATCTGTCACACAGCTAAGTATATCAGCAAGTAAACAAACAAGATCGTATCCATATTCAGCAACAACGATCGCGCTAGGAGGATAAGGTAAAATGGCAAAGCATGTGATACTGGAAAGTTATTCATTTACACCCAGTACAAAAACCATTGTGGTCACAGGTAAAAACATCCGCAAGGAACAATTGCTGTTGATCACCAACGTGACCACAGGCACAGTCATCTATAACTTTAGCGATCCCAGTCTGCTGGGAACTGTCACTAACACTGTAGACACAAACACAGGGCAGGAAACTGCCACCATTGTTCTAAGTTATGCCACTGGCAGCATGAACTCCACTGACAAGATGTCCATATTGGTGGAAGAAACTTATCAGGAAATCACACCATCAGAGGTGCTGCGTGATCCTGTGGATAAATTGCGTGTGTCCACACCACAATCATTGATTGATACTGACTTTGAATATGGGCCACAAACCACCAAATGGGAAAGCCTAAACCTGCTCAACAATCGTCCCAGTGCTTTTTATGATCCCACTCAGCCTATCACTAGCACAGCAGGTCCAGTATCATTCAATGGTGCCAATACCAGCAACTACAGCATCACCAACGTAACAGCAAGCGGTAGAACCGTCATAGTAGCCATGCCCAACACCACTGGTCTTACAGTGGGAGTTCCTTTTTTCCTTTTTGGTACTCTGGATGTTGCCAACGCAGATGGATGGTGGATAATTGAGGTGGTGAACGCAAATACCAACATTCAGTTTACATGCACCACTACCCCAGCCGCAGCATTATATGATGCAACAAAAACATACTTTTATCCTGCATTTTTCTACACCGGTGCAGCCATTCCCTGCACCAGCATCTCACTCAGCGGTTCAGTGGGCACTGTGACCACCACAAATGCACACGGCTTGCGGGTGGGTGATTCAGTTTACATCAACGGCACCACAGGCACCAGTGGATCAGGCACCGCGGCAGGCACCATCAACTCCAGCTGGATTGTGACCACCACAGCCTCCAACAGTGTGTTCACATTTGCCACAACTGCCACCGGCACTGTCACACTGGCTGCAGGTGCAGGTGCCACATTGTACCCCAGAGCATTGGGATATGTGGAACACAGACCGTTTGATGGCGGCATACAATTCAGTAACGTGGTGCCATATCATGGCTATCAGGTCATGCGTCAAACCAGACGTCAATTCCGTTATCAATCAGGTAAGGGTATTCAATTTTCAACTGGCAGTATTTTAAAACCCACACTGTTCCTTGATAATGTGACTAGCTCAGGCACAACTGTCACTGTGACAACAAAATACCCTCATGGGTTATTAGCAGGCGCAGTAGTTAAGGTTTCAGGTTGTAATGAAACAGCCTACAATGGAAATTTTACAGTTGTATCGGCAGCCACACAATTGACATTCACCTACACTGCTGCATCCACTCCTAGTTCATCCCCTGCCACTGGCACCAACATTGTTGTGGGCCCCTTCACATGGTACGGTGCATCCAACCGCCTGGGTATGTTTGATTTTCAAAATGGATTATATTTTGAATACGATGGGCAAACCCTTTATGCAGTGGAACGATCCAGCACCAGTCAGTTGGCTGGGCAAATTGCTGTGAGTAATGCTGCACAATCAGTCACAGGCATAGCCACAAAATTTAGCCAGCAACTGAAACCAGGTGATGGGGTGGTTATTCGTGGAATGAGTTATTTGGTGGCAGCAATCACCAGCGACACACAAATGTACATTTATCCAGAATACAGAGGCACCACTTTAATAAACGGAGTTCTAAGTAAAACCATCAACACTCGTTATGCACAGAGTGCATGGAATATTGATAAATGTGACGGTTCAGGGGCCAGTCAATTCAACTTGGACCTGACCAAAATGCAGATGTTCTATGCAGATTATACCTGGTATGGTGCAGGTGCTGTGCGATTTGGATTTAAAAATAATCGTGGTGAGGTTATCTACTGCCACAGAATTCCCAACAACAACGTGAACACTGAAGCATACATGCGTTCAGGCAACTTGCCTGCACGATACGAAACAAACACACTTCCGTACTACACATATTTGACAGCCACACTCACAAGTGCCACTAGCACTGGTGGAACCATTAGTGTGGCAGACACAACAGGATGGCCGCCCAGTGGCACAGTGGTATTGTACTCACCTGCGGCAAATGGCGGGGCAATTGAATATATATCATATAGTTCCAAAACTGCCACCGCATTAACTATTGCTGCCAGAGCACAAACAGGGGGGACCACCGCAACCACATTCACTGTGTCTGGAGGAACTACTGCAAACCCAGGCGGTATAGCCCCTGTTATGGTGGAATTGTATAGTCCCCAAGCTGCTAGCACCATCAGTCACTGGGGCAGTTCGGTGATCATGGACGGTCGTTATGATGATGATAAATCCTTCCTGTTCAATTATGGTCAAAACACACAGGTTACCTATGTTACAGCAGGCACCCGTTATCCAGTGTTCAGCATTCGTCTAGCACCCACTGTGGATAATGGCATTACTGGTTTGCTGGGAGCAAGAGAAATCATCAATCGCATGCAATTGGCACCCGCCAGTATTGGTGTTTATACAACCACTGCTCCTGTGCGTGTGGAATTGATCTTGAATGGGCGGGTGAGCACTGGAACATTTGCTGCTGTGGGCGGCTCCAGTCTGGCACAATTTGCCACTCACGGAAATACTGGCACAATCTCAGGTGGTGAATCAATCTACACATCAATTGTACCAATTAATTCTGTTACTACATCGGATTTAAGTGATATTCGTGATATAGGTAATAGTATTTTGGGCGGAGGAACCACCCTGACTGCTCCCACTACTCCTGCAAACATCTTTCCAGACGGTCCGGATATCATAACCGTATGCGTGATTCCGTTGGCGAGTAACGCATCAGTTGCAGCTCGCTTGGCCTGGAAAGAAGCACAGGCTTAGTCATGAACACCAGGAACACCAAAGGGGCATATTGATGTCATCCAGAGAGTTTATACAGCATGCAACTGTGACTGCTGCTCCTGTAACAGGACAAGTGGGTGATGAATATTTTAATCCCATCACAAATAAATTGTATAAAAATTTAACATTATCAGGTATAAATTTATCATATCAAGAAATACCTGTACTAAGCACCACAGGTGGTTTGACGATCACAGGTGGTATTAGTGTTAGTGGTAATTTAACCTTAGGAAGCAGTTATACAGAAAAAACCGCTGGTGCCAACACCAGCACTGCTTATACAATTGATTTGGCAAACGGCACATTGCAAATCCTAACACTAACTGGTAACTGCACATTTACCTTCCCCACGGCCACCATAGGACAATCTTTCATAATGTTACTCAAGCAGGATGGCACAGGCAACAGAACTGTCATATGGCCTGCAAGTGTCAAATGGCCATCTTCCACAGCACCCACAATCACTACCACCGCCAACAAGTTGGATAAATTTGTGTTCACCGCTGATGGTGCGAACTGGCTGGGTTCCGTTGCTGGGCAGGCGTATCTGTAATGTTTGGCGCTAACACATCTCAAACTTCTTCCGCAAACTACATCGAAGACGTGTTCTCGACGTATCTGTATGCGGGCAACGGCTCCACGCAGACAATCACGAACGGGATTGATCTGTCAGGCAAAGGTGGGTTGGTTTGGATTAAGCGCCGCAACGACAGCGGTACCAATCACTGGTTGATGGATACAGAACGCCTTCCCGTAAACAGTTTTTTTACCTATCGTCGAATTATCACTAATGGCACCAATGCTAATTTAAATTACCAGGAGGGAATAAGCAGCTTCAACTCTTCGGGCTTTGTTCTTGATAAAGCCCCGGACGGGGGTAGCGCGGCAGGAAATAATCTCAATAGCAGTGGGCAGCCATTCGTTTCTTGGACATTCCGCAAGCAGCCGAAGTTTTTTGATATTGTCACTTATACGGGCGATGGAGCTACATTACGCTCCATACCGCACAACCTTCAAAGTAAATTTGGCGCAATATTTATTAAATCAACGTCCGCTACGGGAAACTGGTTTGCGTGGTGCAGGGCCTCTCCGTCATCAGGTTCTTATCTAGTGCTGGACAGCAATGCCGCACAGATAACCACCGGCGATCTTAGTTCTCTAGACACATTTTTAGTAGGCATCAACGTACCTTTTAATACAAACATCAACGGCGTCACTTACGTTGCTTACCTGTTCGCCCATGATGCGGGTGGATTTGGCAATGCTGGCACTGATAATGTGATTAGCTGTGGGTCGTTTGCTGGGGGTGGCACCGTGTCTTTAGGGTGGGAACCTCAGTTTATTTTATGGAAAACCTATGATGGAACTGGTCCGTGGTTGATCAATGATAATATGCGTGGCTTACCTACAGGCGGGACGCAACCTGTTTTGCTGGTAAACGCCTCAGACGCAGAAACAACAAACACTTTTTTTGATATTAACGCAACAGGGTTTAAACATTTAGGTTCGGGCGGTAACTATATCTACATCGCCATCCGTCGCGGTCCCATGAAGACGCCCACTGTGGGGACGAGTGTATTTGGCATATCCTACCTGCCACCTACACAACGTGTTGATACTGGTGTACTTACAGACATGATGCTGTTCCGCACAGCATCTTATGCTCCTGGTGAACCATGGTTTACCTTTGATCGTGTAAGAGGAGGTAGTGTTCGTTTGCTTACGAACACGACAGACACGGAGACAACTGGATATTTACCAACATATTTAAATATGGACTTTGGATATCAAACTGGTGTTAATAATATTGGTTCAGGATTTGCTTCAGGTCTTTATCTCGGGTGGGGGTTCAAACGCTCTGCCGGCTTCTTTGATGTGGTTAATTTTGAAGTAGCTGGTATAACACCCGATACAGTGGAACCTCATAATTTAACTGTTGTGCCAGAACTTTGCATTTTTAAACCACGATCACAAATAAAAGACTGGCTTGTTTGGCATAAAGATTTTGGCACAACAACATGGGCCATATTAAACACAAATGCGGCAGCAGTTAATACAGGGGCAGGTTCAATGCCTGTGCAGACTGCTACAACTTTTGGGGTCAATTCCACAGGATTTGGATTCACATCATTTCTCCCATGCATTGCATACTTATTTGCTTCTTGCCCCGGCGTATCCAAAGTCGGATCCTACACTGGTAACGGCTCGAGTCAGACCATCAACTGTGGCTTCACCACAGGCGCTAGGTTTATCCTAATCAAACGCACAGACAACACAGGCGACTGGTATGTGTGGGATAGCGCACGTGGCATCGTTGCTGGCAATGATCCGCACTTAAGAATTAACACAACAGCAGCAGAAATAACAACAGATGATAGCGTGGATACTGATTCAACTGGTTTTATTGTAAACCAGCTTGCAGCAACAAGCATCAATGTTACTTCTGCTACATATATTTTCCTAGCAATCGCATAAAAGGAACACACTAATGATCAGAGACAGACAAACAGGACAGATTTATCATGATGGCGAGTTCCGTGCTCTGTATGCAAACATCAGTTTTGCACCACAACTGAGCCCAGAACTGTTGGATAGTTTGGGGGCAGATGTGGTGTTTGAGGGTCCTCAACCGCAAACAACCAGATACCAAATGGTGGCCAGGCAGGGCACCATCCAAATGGCAGATGGAAATTGGTATACAAATTATGCGGCCGTGGATGTGTCAGAAGAAGTCCGAGAGGTCATGGACGCCCAACAAGCCATTTCAATTCGTGCTGAACGCAACAGGAAACTAACAGAAACAGACTGGACACAAGTGGCTGATGCTCCTGTGGATAAGGCTGCATGGGCTGGCTATAGACAGGCATTACGTGATGTGCCAGATCAACCAGGTTTCCCTTGGGATATTATTTGGCCAGACGCACCGTCCTACTGATAACTGGCTGGACATGGATCTGGATGAGCAGGTACATGTTTTATTCATTAAGTGTGTGATCATTTGTTGTGTGGGGTGGGAATTATTCCATCTGATCCATTACTCATGTAAATAACACCATGACCATAACAGACATAAAAGAATTTATTAAAGGGGGCTTGCCCACTGGACCTCAAGGAATTTCTGGCGTCTCAGGTGTCTCAGGCACAAGTGGCTATTCAGGCACAAGTGGATACTTAGGCACAAGTGGATATTCTGGCACCAGTGGATTCAGTGGATTCAGTGGATATTCAGGTATGCGTGGCCCCACTGAAGGAAAAACCATTGCTCTCATAATGATTCTGGGCACGTAGCACATGCCCATGGACTCACCTGTATGGTCACATCAAGTGCCTGATGGTGCACACACCAGCAGATGGTGTATGTGACAAAATAAACCAAATTGTTATGTGAGATAAATTCCAGTTTGATTGGGTAAACATTGTGCAACATGGGTGTTGTTTACATGTTATTTTTTAAATCATTTGGTTTTAAAAATCACAAACTTTTAACCAGATTGGCCAAGATATAATTCCATTATTGGTATAAATAATTCAAATAAAGGTAACGACAGGGTAATAATGGCCACCTATAGTTTTATAAATGCTGTAGCAAATAGTGTGGGAACGGGAGGCCAAGATGTCTACACAGTTCCTGCTGGAAAGAAAAGTGTGATTTTGGGCTGTGCCGTAACCAACACGACTGGATCTCTGCTTCCTGTACAAGTGCGTATTATTAAAGCTGATGACACTGTGTTAGACTTGTCTGTATCAGAAACCATATTGGGTGGTGCTATGCGAGATTTCTTGAGTGAAAAAAAACTGGTCATGCAATCGTTAGACAGATTACGAATAATCAGCGCAGTAGATAATTCTCTAGACTGTGTTATTTCGATCATGGAGGATGTGGACTGATGGGCGGATTTTACGAAGGCACTGATTTAAGAGACAAGACCTTTTATGGATTCAGATTGATACAAGCCACAGGCGATCTAAATATAGATGTTATCAACGACGGATCAACTGTGCAATTACCACAGCCAGATTATATGATTGGTCCTAATGAATATGTGAATTGGATTTGGTCCACAGACACATATCAGTTCCGCTGGGGAGCCAAAGGGCATTTGGAGATAGTGTTCATATGACAACAGTTATTGATTTAGGCAAGTTGAGATTCTATTGGGCAGGTTTATATAATCCTGCCACACAATACGAACTCAATGATGTGGTCCGCTACGGCGGCAACGTGTATGTGTACATTAATATTATCAAAACCATAGGTAATGTGCCCACCAACACTACTTATTGGGCACTCATGGTGGAGGGTATTAACTTTGCGGGCGAGTGGAGTTCTGTAACACAATATTACATAGGTGATGCTGTTGCGTACGGTTCCACTGTGTATGTGTCCTTGCAAGATAATATCAACAAGCGCCCGGACTTGTTTCCTGCCTTTTGGTCACAATTTGTGGAAGCCATTCAGTGGGAAGGTGACTATAGTGCAGTCACATCATATCAGGCCAATGATGTGGTCAAGTATGGTGGTAGTGCATACATCGCCAAACAAACCACCTCTGGTAATCTGCCCACCGACACAACATATTGGGCAGAATTTGTTACGGGTATTTCGCCGGAGGGTATTTATAATAATACTACTGCATATGTACCCAATGACATAGTAGCATATGGTGCTAACCTGTACATATGTATTGCCAACACCACTGGTAACAATCCAACCAATGCAACTTATTGGACTTTATGGGTGTCTGCGTTTCAAAACCGCGGTGCTTGGGTAACTGCCACATTATATTATGTAAATGATTTGATACAATATGGCGCTAATGTGTATGCATGCCAAGTACAGAATACGTCAGCAAATTTTGAAACTGATTTGCAAGCAGGGAAATGGTCTCTTTTCACATCAGGATTGCGTCAACGGGGTCCTTGGACAACCACCACATCATACTTGCCCTTCGACATCATCGTTTACGGTGGTAACACATATTCTTGTTTGCTAACACATACATCTGGTACATTTGCTACAGACCTTGCAGCTGGTAAATGGCAAGTCTTCAATAGCGGCGTGAGGTGGAGAGGCTCATGGGTAGCTAGCACAGTATATCTCACTAATGACATAGTTCGAAATCTGGGATCATCATATATTGCCACCCAAGACTTCACATCTGGGGCAACATTTAGTACTGAGGTTTCAGCAGGTAAATGGGTATTTTTTGCACAAGGTGCAGATGACGTATTACCTGTAATTGTTGCAGGCGATCAGGGCTACTCATTGAGTGTGTCAGCTGATGGCGCCAACATTGCCTGGTTGAATGCTTCTGGATCAACAAATGTGTTTTATGTGTCTCCAAATGGCAATAACAGCAACCCAGGTAACAGCCTGGCACTGCCATTTGCAAGCATCCAGGCTGCGGTGGCTGCTGTGCCTGCGGGTCAGATGGCCACCATTTTTGTTAAAACAGGCACATACCAGGAGGCACTATTGCCCATCGTGGTGCCTCCCAATGTGGCAATCATTGGAGACAGCCAACGCACAACCATTGTGACCCCTGCTAGTGGCCTAGCAGCGGATGGGGTGACTGCCAATAACCAGGCCACCATGTTCCAGGTCTCAAACGGATCTATTCTAAACAGAATGACATTCAGTGGCATGACAGGATGGGTGCCAGGTGGTACACCAGGAGACATAACAACTTCCACCGCAAAAGGTGTTGTGATTGCACTAAATCCCAGTTCTGCCATCACCACCAAGAGTCCATACATTCTGGAATGCACAGCCATTGGATCAGGATGTATTGGCGCATTAGCAGACGGTTCAGTGCATGCAACTGGAAATAAATCCATGCTATGGCACGCTTATACAGTGATCTCTGACAACGGTGTGGGTTACTGGGTAAAAGATGGCGCCAGAGGCGAAATTGTTTCTTGCTTCACCTACTATGCTTATTTTGGATACGCAGCGTCGGGTGGAGGTATCTTGCGTTCTCTAAATGGCAACAACTCCTATGGCACGTGGGGCGCAAAATCATTTGGATCCTTGGCCTCAGAAACTCCTCAAACAGGCACACTTTACGGCAAACAACTCACAGTTGCCCAGGATCCCATCACTGCGGGGTTCACAGCAGGTGCCACCATCACAGGACTCACCAGTGGTGCCACAGGTGTTGTTACAAATCTGCAAGCATCTGCTGGAAAGGTTTACTACAACCAGACCTCTGTTGCCAACTTCAGCAACAGTGAAACCATCAGTGATGGCACATACACACTCACCATCACAAGCACAGGTGTTTCTAATCAAAATGGATTTTTGTTGGTGGCCAACGGGTTTACTTCTGCCCCACTGCCAGGAGCCAGTATTCAGATAGCAGGAGACTCCAGTGCTTATGTGATTGGATCAATATCAGGCACATATGTGGACTCCTCCAGCGTGCTTTCCATTGTGCTGGTACAGGAAAAAACGGCCACATCTGCAACTGGTGCAGCCTTAACCATCCGCTACAAATACAGTCAGATTCGTTTGACTGGTCATGACTTCCTTAACATTGGCACAGGCGGCATCTCAACCACCAACTACCCCAATACACCCACACAGCCCCCTGCTCAAGGTAATGAGGTGGAAGAGGCACTGCCAGGCAGAGTGTATTATGTGGCCACAGACCAGGATGGTAATTTCCGTGTGGGTGAATATTTCAGAGTGGATCAGGGCACAGGCACAGCCACACTTAACGCTAATGCGTTCAATTTGTCAGGTTTGACTTCGCTACAGTTGGGTTCTATTGGCGCACAGCTGGGTGAGACCATCAATGAGTTCTCCTCAGATTCCACATTGGGTGGTAATTTTCCCACAAACATTGCAGTGCCCACTGAAGCGGCTGTCAAGACGTATGTTGATAACAGCTCGGCCAACACACTTGCCAATGCCGTGGCTGAAATTGCTGAAGTCTCTTTTGCTACATCCACATTCAATTCAAATTCAATTACATTTCAAAATGTGGGATCAACGGCTTATATTAGTAGCGTAGTTGTCGGTGACGTCACTTATTCTAATGTTGTATATGGATCTACAGGTTCTGGCATAGGAGCGTATATTAGAATCAGTAGTTATTCTGAAACAATAAATGGCAATACAAGAAATGTTTCAATTTCATATTTGGCTAACGGCGCTGTTAACACCATAACTGTAGTATGATAAATAATTATAAATTAGGAGAATCACATTGCCCGATGTCTTAAGATACAGCGAACTTATGTCGCAGGTTCAAGCCAAATCGACAGCGCTCACCGCTGCTTTAATCACATGTGTTCAAAACTGCCCATGGCTTTCAGCTTTGTGGCAAGGATATTTGCCATCACTCATTGCATCTCCAACTGGCACGTTGTGTGTTCTGGATAGCAATAGTGAGTTGACTGCAGGTGCTTGTTGTTTGTGGACGGTTCCTGCTGCAACAACACGTGCTGTTTTTCAGATCTGGGGGGCTGGCGCTGGCACTGGGTCACCGGTATGTTGCGGTGGTGCACCTTATGGACAAAATGGGGCATATACAGTTGCCTCGATACCAGTGACAGCCGGAAGTCAGTTTACACTTTGCGCCGGGGCAGCTGATACGTGTCGATCACCTCCTTGTGGATTTCAGACAGCCCCACCGCAGGCATGTAAATCGTTTGTAACTGGAACTGGATTATGTAATTTTTGTGCCGAAGGTGCATGTTATAATATAAACAGATGGATTTGTATGCTCGGGTTAACTGGCCAGAAGTTTACCAGTCCTTGTTTTTCGTCAGCTGGCAGTTGCACATGTTGCAACGGTTCATTTACTTGTGATGCATCATGTGCAACGTGTGGTGTTATTGGTTATACTAAAGACACACTAATAACATGGTATGGGTGTGCTACAAACTCATTGGGCGCAGTTTGCGGTTTACCAGCAATGTGGGGGCAGGCATATGTTGATACAAACTCTTATGGTTATTATACATCTGCACCTATTGTAGGCATATGCCATACAAATCCTCTAGCTCCAGATGGTGTGGGGTTTTGTACTACTTTTACTAGCGGAACATTGTGTGCTAATTCTACTAGATGTGCATCAGCATCCCTAAGATGTTTTCCTGGATTAGGCGGGTATCCGTCAAGAGCAATGGGTGGCAGTGTCAGTATATGTGGCGATTTGGGTAGAGCTGGCATGGTCAGAGTAACATGGTGTTAATAAATTACAGTTTTTAAAGGTAAAAACAATGATAAAAAATTTCAATGTTAACATTCCAGACGAACTATGGGTAAATAAGTGGGAATTAGGTAAGACGTTGACCATCACATACAACGGCCCTGATTCTGTGTATGTGGTTTATGATGATACCTTTACACCTCTATATGTCACTGACGAACCAATAGAATTCTCGGAGGATCAGCCTAATAGACAAGCGTTGGTGGTTGTGGATGATGATAATATCGCAGGAGTGTATTGTTTAACACAACGTAATGCAGATTATGCATACACTTACAATACAATTACTAATCATGATGGATCCACACACCAAGAGATAGCAAATCCTAAATTATCCGATTTATTTATTAGTCGAATCATCCCTGTGATTGGTGAAATACCTGCTAAAATAGTGTTGAATCCTATTTACAAAGAGCAAGAAACAATCAATGAAAAGTTGACGAAGGAACGGCTTAGTTTTGTAAAAAAGTATGCAGACGTATATGATTTTGAGCCTGAGATTCAATCTAAGATTGATAACTTTGTTCAGTCGTGTGACGTATATCTTGAGGCTTTGAGTACAGCTTATCCATGGAGATATGTCACGATGAATAAAAATGAGGTACCAAAAATACCAGCTTCTTTGATCTTATTATTTAAAACTCTCCCGGAGATAGAGTAAAAGCCATGTCAGACATTTTAATGTATGCTGCTATCAAAGAATATAATAGATTAGATAATATTCAGCGTAGTGGTGCATCTTACACTTTATGCTCTTGGGCTAATGTTGATCCTCCTAGCTACTACTATGCACCAACTAGTGGTGGCGGACCAAACCCTGTGGGAAGTACACCATCAATAGTTCTTTGGCAGTCATTGATCAATGACTGGACTCCAATAAGAACATTTACAACTGCTAGAACCAATGGTTTTAAAGTTTGTGATACCTCAGGTAATTTTAGATGTCAGGGGTGCTGTTGTTGGGTTGTGCCAGCTGGTGTTACTAAGGCTCTTTTTCAAGTTTGGGGCGCTGGCGCTGGAACTAACACAATATGTTGTTGCGGTGGTTCGACATTTGCACCTAATGGTGGTTATTCGGCATTTGAGATTACGGTGGCTGCAGGTGAAGGATTTTGTTTATATTCAGGTTGCGGATTTTGCTGTTTTGCAACCGCCACCACGGCAGGGGGTCCAGGTCAAGATTCATTTGTTTGTTTAACAAATTCATTTGGTACGTTGTCTGTGCCAGGATCTACTACACCGCGCCTTGTGGGGATAGGTGTCGGATCTCCTACGCCGTGTGTATGTAGATGGCATTGTTCTTTACAGGCTACTGGAATACCCTACCAAACAGGTGGATGGGTATGTAATTTCTCTATACCCACCAATACAGCTTGTGGTATGACTGTATGTAGTAGTCTTAACTTTTGCTGGGATAGTGGTAGTGACACCGGTGAAGTTAATTGGCATTTTGATTATTACTGTAAGGGTTGTATGTGCTGCCATGCAGACATATTCACCTCAAGAGCTCCGTGCTGGGCAAGAATTCCAGCTATGTGGCCATATTTTTGTATAGGGTCAGGAGCTCTAAACAACAATACAAAGTCTATATCCGCCCCTGTGTTCGGTTTTGAAAACTGCACGTGCACAGAACTTTGGGATGGTAATACATGTCATGGCTGCGCTAGAGCAGCATCCGCTGGTTTCCAACAAATACCTTCTGTTGGGGGATATGCATCTCGGGTGTTTGGAGGATCCGATGCTTCTGGTGGTGACTATGGAGGTATGGGGATGATTTGTGTGTCGTGGAATTGATAGCAGCGACTTTCTATACTACACTAATTATAATAATTGATTGACTATGTGAGAGGTATATTATGGATAAAGCATTCTTCATGAACGGCGGGGCTGGGCGAGTTCTTTGTGCAATCCCAGCTCTAGAAAAATACGCAGAGAAAAACGAAAACTTTATTATTGTTGCGGAAGGTTGGATGGAGCTATTTGCTGGCTCGCCAAAACTCCGCGATAAAGTTTTTCATGTAATGCACAATCGTCTATTTGAAGATCATCTTCTAGACAAAGAAATCGTATCACTAGAACCTTATCGCCTCAATGCTTATTACAATCAAAAGTGTAATTTGATACAGGCATTTGATATGATGATCAACGATCTCAAAGAAGTTCCACCAGTTTCAAAAATCAATATGGAGCTTTCCAAGAAAGAACAGATCGATGGCTACGATATCGTCTATGATGTTCGTAGAGTCAAGGGTAAGGAAAAAGTAATCGTCTTTCAGCCTTTTGGCAGCGGCGTGACACAGCAATCAAACTTCATTTTCGATACAAGTGGTCGTTCTTTCGAACTAGCCGATACTCTAAGACTTATTGATGAACTAAAAAAAGACTATGGTATTATTCTGATGTCTCAAATACCTGTACAAACAGCAGAAGAAAATACTGTTGCTTGGCCACAGAATCTAAATATTCGTCAATGGATGGGTGTTATCAATGCATGCGATCATTTCCTTGGTTGCGACAGTCTAGGTCAACATATCGCATATGCTCTGAACAAGACAGCTACAGTTGTTATTGGTTCGACCTGCCCAGAAAACATTACTTACCAGGATGAAAAGAACTTCAATATTATTGATTGTGGTAAAGATAAGCGTAGATATATACCTATGAGAATTACGATGGATGACTCCATCGATCGTAATAATGAAGCGTTGATGGTTCTCAGTGAGGATCATTTCAAGAGAATTGTTGAGTCGGTGAAACAGAGGACTGGCGTTGGATCTAAAGACATCAAGTC